TCATTGATTGTTTCAATATTTCTTGTTTTAACTTTAATATTTCTTTGTTTTTGTAATTCTTCTTCTTCTTGTCTTTGTAATTCTTCTTGTATTTGTAATTCTTCTTGTCTTTGTAATTCTTCTTGTCTATAGATATATAACATTTGTTCATATTGTTGTCTACGAATATTATCAATAGATTGTCCATTTCTTGGTTGATAATTATTATATCTTCCTCTAAACATTTTATAACTTGAATAATATAAATTATTTTTCTATTAAACTTAAACGATATTTTTCAATAACAGTATAATAATCAGATTTATTACTAACATATGGAATTAATACTTGAGTTGATTTACAGTTAGATAAATAAAATATTTTTAATAATTGATATTTAGTTAATCTTGATTCATTAACTGCCAATGAAGATGTAGAATTAATCATTTTATCATAATTAATAATTTTTTGTAAATTTAATTTATTTATATTATTAACTATTTCATTATCTGAATGAACTTTAATATCAAAATTATATTTACCATTAATATTAGAAACATATAATCCATTATTTAAAATATCTTCTCTTAATTTTTTTTTAGCTTCATTAAAATTTTTAATTTTTTTTTTATTTTCGTCTCTTAATAATAATCTTTCAAGGTTATCTTTATTTTTATTATTCTTATTATTTCTATATTCAGGATATCTATTACATTGTCTAGATTGTTCATTGCTATAATAATCTTCAATATGCAATAAATTAGAATATACATATTCTATATTATCAAATTGAACTCTTATTAAAGATCTCGGACCTTTAACATTTTTTTTAAGAACAATACCAACTTCACCTGTTTTATTTTTAATTACTCTCGTCCCTGGTTTAAAGTATTTATGTGATACATTTCTATATTGAATACCATTTGTATAATATACACCAGTATTTTGTTTTTTTCCATTTTGACTACTTGGCATTTTTAAATTAAATTATAAATATATATAGAAATTTAACTTTATATATTATAAGAGAAAAAAAAAGATATAAATATAATTGCTTATTATATAGCAGATTCACATTGAGATTTAATAATTTGTAGAATATTTTTGATATCAACAATAACATTAATTAAAAATTCAGTAATGTATGTAACTTTTTGAATTTCTGTATAATCTGTTGGTAGGATCATAAAATTAAATACAATTTTATCAATTAATGGGTGTGGTTTTTTGTATCCACATAATTGAATAAAAGTTTCATTAGTAATAAATTTATTCACAGCATGACTTTGAATAATAGAACCAACTGTATCATCTTCATTATCAATTGATACCTGGAATGTTTGATCATTTTTAAATCTATTAATATTATATTTTCCACTACCAATATCACTTTGTTTTAACATATTTTTCAAGCTATCTTCCATATTGATAAATTTACCATATAGTATATCAATAGATTGGATTAAAACTTCTTTAGGTGAAAAGTGGTGATTGGAAACTATTTCAAAATTATACCAATATGATTCTTCATTATTATCTTTATGGAAATATCTTTCACTTTCGGATAAATATAAACTTTTAGTGAATGATTCTACATCTTTTTTTTTAGTAATTTTGCTAATTTGTAATTTATCTTTTAATACTTTTTGAAATATATCATTATCTTTTTTGAATGAATAAACAACAGTTGATAAATTATTAAAACGAGCATTATCTTTAGATGTACTTATAGTAGGTGATGCATATAATTTAATCTTTTCATTATCAAAATCAGAATTAGTTAATTTTAATTCTGTAATAAGCGAATAATTATCTTTACCTTTGAATACGAATGGTTTAAAAATTTCTTTTTTGAGTTTATCTGGTAATTTTTTATCCATATTATAATATTCTTTACTTGTATTATTCATTTTCAATAATATGTTTTCTTCATCAGGAATATCTCCCATTAGTGATTGTTTTTCAATCGTATCAATTGTAACTTTATTCAATCCATATATATTAAACATATCTGCTGTAATATTGATAATTGGTGTATCAAAATTATCAATATTTAATTCAAATAAGTATGATTTATGAAAATCAGTTGGATCAATATATAATGGGATTAATCCAATACGACTTTTCAAAAATTCATTATGGAGTGCTCCAGTATTTTCTTCAATAATAATATCATCATCATTAAAAGCAATAGTTTTAATATCTTTCAATAAAGTTCTTCTAATAGCATTGACAAATGATTTATTTAAACCATATTCTTTATTTCCATTTATTTCAAATAATAGACTTTTTTGATTAGGATTCTTAATATTGGTAATATCAACTGTAAATTTTTGGTGAGTTAAATCGGACATATATTATTATTATTATTATATTTATATATTTATATTTTTAAATAATATCAAATTATGTTTAAAAATATAAAAATATATATATTTATAATTATTAATCATAAATGAGTAAAACAATTTATATAAGTAGAAGATGTGAACATTGTCACGAACTATTAATAACTCTTCATAAAAATAAAGATATTTTCAAGTTCCCAGTTGTAGATATAGATACAAAAGCATATCCAACAACCGTTAATAGTGTTCCATGTATGGTAATGGGTAATAGAGTATTACCTGGAAAAGAATTATTTAAATATTTAGAACTATTAATAAATGAAAATGGAAAAGATAAAGTAGAACCACATATTAATCAAAATTTACCTGGAGAACCAACTCAAAATATGAACTCAAATAATAAACAATTGCCAAATAGTGATTTAGAAGGTGGTCCATTAGAAAGTATGGATGGTCCAGGTGGATTTTGTTTTGGTGGTATGTGTGATTTAAGTTATTCTCCATTAGAAGAAGGTGACACAATAAATCAAGATAATTATGAATATTTAGATAATTCTCAAAACAATGAAGCTGGATCAAAAAATAAAATGCAGAATGATACAAGGAAAGAGAAAAGTGCTCAAATGGATACAGATTATGAAAGAATGATGGAATCTAGAAAAATGCAGCAACCAGAAATAAGACCGCGGTAAATAATTTAAATAAAAAGTATTATTAATAATATATATAAAATGGATTTAAATGAGCAAATACTATCACTTTTTAAAAATATGATTAATGATATTGTAGACATTTTACCTGAAGGTGAAACACAATTAGTTATACTAGATAAATATTCAGAAATATTAAAATTAGAGGAATTAAAATTAGAAGATAATTCAATAATATCTGATTTTTTACAGAGATTAAATAAAATATCTACAAAAATTACCAATAAAGATGAATCTATATTTGATGAAAATATAATTTTATACATACCAATTAAAACAATATGGTCTGATTATATGGAAGATGTAGATAAAAATAAAATATGGAAATTCCTTCAAACATTTTGTATTATTAATATTAATTTAAATTCAAGTAATGAATTAAAAAAATTATTAAGTGGAGAATCAAATGAAATTCAAAAAGATAATAAAAAAGACATAAAAGATTTAAAAAAAATTAAGAAACTCAAGAGTAGTATAAATGATATTAATAAGGAAGAAGAGACACGTGAAAAAGAAAACAATATGGGGGGATTAGAAGGATTAGAAGGATTAGATGGAGTATTTGAAAATACTGGTATTGGTAAATTAGCTAAAAATATAGCTGAAAATATGGATTTTGAAGCAATGATGGGTGATATGGGTATTGGTAAAGATATGGGTGGTGGAGAACCAGATATGGCTAAGATGATGCAAAATATGATGAATCCGAGTAATTTCATGAATTTATTTCAAAATATTAATGAACAAGTCCGAGAGCAAATTGATAGTGGGAGCATATCAGAAGAGACATTGAGTGGTGAAGCAGAATCATTGTATGGTAATTTTGCAAATAATCCAATGTTTAAAAATATGATGGATAATCCTGAATTACAAAAAATGCAACAACAAATGCATAAAACTCAAGGATCACCAGAAAATACAGGATCACAAGCAAATCCAGTTAAAAACGAAACACAAGAAAGACTAAGAAAAAAATTAGCAAAGAAGAAAGAAAATAATAGTTAATAAATATAAATAATATATTATATATAATATTATGGAAGTTCCTTTTTGGTATAATGACCCACTAGTATTGATAAATTATAATTCATTATTTGAAATAGTACCATTGAAAAGTTATAGTTATAATAGAAAATTGAATGCTATTATGAGATTGACTATAGTTTATTCAATTATAGTTTTTATATTAAATAACAATAGTAGTATTTTCTGTTTACCATTTGTAACTATTTTAATAACAGTTTATTTATACAAATATCCAATGAATAATGATAGTAAAAAAAATAAAGTTGATACAACATTAGAAAGTTTTGTGAATAATAATAAAATTAAATCTAATTCAATTAATTTATCAGAAAAAAATTTAAATAATATAGTTGATTCAGATATATTTATAGATTGTAATAATATAGATACAACTATATATAGAAAACCTACAGTAGATAATCCGATGATGAATTTAAATTTAATAACAGGAACATCTAATGGAATTCATGGTGATACATTACAAGCAATACCAACATTTGATAATGTATGTGTAGCGGATTTAGTAGATGAAAAATTAAATTTTGGATTATATAGAGATCCAAATGATATATGGGGGACAAGGAATTCTAATAGACAATTTTATACTATGCCAAATACTACAGTAAATAATCATGAAGTAGAATTAGGTAAATGGTTGTATGGAACACCACCGACTTGTAAAGAAGGTAATGGACTCCAATGTTCTGCAAATATACCAAGTTTAATTGAATTAGGTCATATGAGTGAGTGGCTTCAGAGTTCAGGGAAATAAGATATTAATTTATAAATAAAATATTATATTAAATATAATATGTCTGAACAAAGTGTTAAATTACCTAGTGTAAATATTACAACTAGTGGTGAATTTCAAGAAACAACTAACCCACAATTATTTAATTTAACTAGTATTGAAAATGATCAGTATTATAGAGAATTAAATACAATTCAATCATTAAAAGTAGGTGTATATGATTTAGCAAATTTTATGCCTGATGATTGTGGTCAAACAAAAGCCAGAGATATTCAAGTCAGTCAACCAGCAATAAATTTTAATGCTGGACATACTGGTGGAAAAAATGGATGTTTAATGGATGTAGATAATCAATTGAGAACCGAAACATTAACAAATAAAAAGTATATTAACCAAATATTTACAAGATTAACAGCAACAGCACCTTATGTTCGTGGTATATATGATGTTGATGTAGAGTCTAAATTACAACCGGGTGAAAAAACAGATGTTCATAAATCTTGCGATCCATTATCTGGTGTATCATTATTATCTCATTATTATACTCCAATGATTAGTAGATTAAAAGAAAATATTCAAAATCCTAATTTTTTAATACCAGAAAATTCAGATGAAAATTGGGTTAGAGGTGGACAATCAACAAGACAAATGATGAGAAATATTGACGATGATATAAATAATTAAAAATAATTATATATATTATATATATTATAGTATTATGGAAGAATATGCAGATGTTGATTTTAGTGTTAATAATAATAAAATAAATGAAATTAAAAATAATATAATGTATCAAGAAAAAGAACAAAGAGATATATCTGATAATATTTTCAATTATGAATTAGATACAAATAGAAATGTATCAAATAATAATGTTTTTCCAGTTGATCCCAATATTAGAACTCAAAAATTAGGAAATGAAGCACCTCCTTCATTAATAGATTATAATTCCAAAATTCTAAATATGGATAGAAAATTAAATAAAGATATATATATAAATTCTATAAATCCTGAATCAAATCAATTAAAATTTAATGATGGTTTTATAAATCAAGAATCAACTAGATTAAATAATCCAACACTTGATATTAGAGGTCTTGGTCCTAATAGATTTTATAAGTTATTAAGAAATCCACAGGAAAATGTAATTCAACCATTTTCAAGAATTGGGGTAGATACTGTTCAGTATACTTTAGATACTTTTAATAATTAAGTTGTCTTAAATTATATCTTTAAAAATAATAAATAATAAATGTTAATAATATAATAAATAATTATATTATTAATATATATATAAATATAATATGGAAGCATTAATATTACTCGGATTAATTGGGTTAGGTTATAGTGCAAATGATAATAATAGTAATATCAAAAGGAAAATTGAACCGTATATTAATATTCAAAAGAAAAATGAAGAAGATGAGTTTTTAGAAGGCGAAATGATTCATAATTTTATTAATAGTACAAGTGATGTTGATACATATGTAGCTTCTGAAAAATGTGGCGACTCAGATGGATTATTATTTAGCGATCAATTGGATGCATATATTAATTCTGATGATTTCTTAACAGATGATAGAGGTATAACTCCTCAACCATATTTTAAAGGGACTCAAGCACCATTAATTAATTTAGCTAATAATGATAGATTTCTAGAAACACAGGGTGGATTTACAGCTGTTAATAGACAACCAAAAGTTGAAACTTCTTTATTTTTTAATCCTGAACCTCAAAATATTTATGGAGAACAATTTGAGGGTGCTGTTGCTGAACAAAATAGATATGTCACAAGTGATATTAGAACAAATGAACTACCTTTTGAACAACAACAAGTTGTTCCAATATTAGAAAAAAGTTTATTAAATAGGGAGATCTCAGCTACAGCAGCTAAGGCTAGGAGTATTGATGCTTTAAGAACATTAAATAATCCAAAAGTTTCATATGAAGGTAGAGTATTACCCGGTGGTGGTATAAGTAGAAGAGGTGAAGAAGGAACAGTTAATAAAAATTTAATTGATACTACTGTTGAAACTGGACCCGAAAGAAATTTAATTAGTGTTACAGCTGTTCAAGCTGCTACTTTGAGACCCGAAGAAATAATTCCAAATACCAATAGACAATTTTTAAATAAACCATTGATGGGATCTGCAGCACCCCAAAATGGTGTTGGTGGTGAAGAATTAAGACCCGAAGTATTTAGAGGTATGAGACAACAATTACAAAATGATACTAAAAGAAATATGGGTAGTCATGTTTCAGGAAATATGAATTATGATGATTTAGGATTTAAATTTAATTCAAATGAACGTGATGTTACCACTCAAAGAACTCATCAATCAAATGTTGGAACAACTGTTCAAGCTGAAATGGTTGGTATTCTAGATACAATTAAACATTCAATTAAAGAAACAACAATTGATAATCCAAATAAACAAGGATATGTTTCTACTTCTACAAATAAACCACAAACTCATTTAATGGATAATGTTAGACCCAGTTTAAAAGAAACTGTTGATTTTAGTTGGTCTGGACCTGCTTCATCTAGTATCAATGAAAATGTTAGTAGAGAATCAAGTTTAACAAGTAGAACTAATCCAACAAAAGAAATATTATCTAAGGGGAGAGCATTTGGACCTCAGGGTCAAAAAGTATTAAATCATAATGTTAATGTGGATATTGTTAAAAGAGAATCTGATTATATTCAAAAACAAAATACAGATGTTGATAAAATATATCAAAGATTAACTCCACATAGTAAACAAGAATTCACCAAAAATAAAATATATAATGATGATAGTGATATTTTATTAGAACAAATTAATCCTGATATTCTTGATCCATTTAGAAATAATCCATATACAAAACCATTAGTTGCATCAACATATGCTTAAAATCTATAATTAATTTAATTTTAATAATATAATGTCTGAAAATGAAAATACCGAATATGTTGAAGATGGTGTAAGTGTGAATTTTACTAAATTTGTTTTTGGAAAAGAACCTAAAGAAAAAAATAGTATTAAATTAGAACTTCAACCAGCTTCACAAGGTGTTAATTTTAATCTACACGTATTTCAACAATTACTTCAAATATTTTCCGATGGTTTTAAATTTTTATATGGTTCTGGTGGTCAAGTTGATCCAAATGAACTAACTGAAGATAACTTGAAGAAAGTAAAAAAATATTTTAATTCTTTTGGATTTAAATGTATTGTAAATGTTTATTCGCAAAATAACTTTGTTAAAAAACCTGATGTATTTAGAAATCAATTATTGATAAATGATAAAACAATATTAAATGATTTTTATTATCAAATTCATTCTGAAACAAATAATGGTATACCAACAATATATAGAGTATCATTTAAAAAATTAGAATAAAAAAAAAATATATATATATAATGAGTTTTGTTCAAGGTCCAAATAGAGTAAACGTTGGTCCATTAAATATATTAAGTCATAGAAATCATGAATATACAGGTGTTTTTAATAAAATGTCAATGGTAGTTTTAGGTTTTATTATATTTAGTGTTATTTGGTATGTATATTTATTCAATTACATTGATGATAATAATAATGATAACTTGCCTTTTTATAAAGATAAAATATATGCTTTGTTTTTATTTATATTTTCTATAATTATATATGGTATTTTATCAAAATTTAATTAATATAATTATATAGATAATATATATAAATGGATAATACTAGAAATATTGAACAATTTCATCTTTGTAATTATTTAAATCCTATGAAAGATAATGCATATTCAATGTTAAATAGATGTATAAATGATATAGATTATAAATGTCCCGATAATTGTAATATTAATTTATTATCGTTAGAGAATGATTCAATTGATGCTTTTGATAATGATTTCAATGATAATAGAAATATTAGACAATTAAATAATATTAATATGAATAATTTAAAAAATAATAATGATATTGTTAATAATTTAGAAGGATTTGTTGTAAATTTAAATACTGGAATGGAGCCAACACCAACTGTAAATGATTTTGTAATTAATACTGATGTTGAACAAGAATTTAAATTTTTTAGAAATAATCAAGGATATTTATATGATGTAAATGATTCTAATTATGTTAAAATAATTAATAATGGGATATTAGATATTGAAACCGATAAACCTGAACCATATGGTGATATATGTTATCCTTATAATTATGCAGGAATTAATAATAATGGTAATATATTGTGCGATACTGACTATGGTGTGAGAACTGAATTATTCAACATTAAACAACAAATTTCTCCTAATTTTATACCCCCTTCTTTAAGATAAACAATTTTATTTTATTTAAAAAATAAATTAAGAATATATATATTACAAAAAAAAATATATAATGAAAGCAGCAATTAAACGAATTATTAATATTGATATAAAAAGATTAAATGAAAATCCATTAGAATCTCATGGTATATATATAATATTTGATGAATTCAATATACTAAATGCAAAAGCATTAATTATTGGACCAAAAGATACATTATATGAAAATGCTTTTTTATTCTTTGAAATTACATTTCCAAGCAATTATCCTTATTCACCCCCAAATTTTAAATATATAGCTCAAAATAATGTTAGAATTCATCCTAATATATATGTTAATGGTAAAGTATGTTTATCAATTCTGGGAACTTGGGCTGGACCTTCTTGGACATGTGCAATGGATATAACAAATGTATTAGTAACAATTCAATCTTTACTTGATAGTAATCCATTATTACACGAACCTGGATTTGAAAACATATTAACTGGCAATCAGAAAAATATAGATTTAAATAATCAATATAATGAATTAATTAAATACAATTCCATGAATTCATTAATTATTGATCAACTATTAATATTACCAGATTCATTTAGTATTTTTAAACTAATACTTCAAGAAAATTTTTCTAAAAACAAAACAGATCTGTATAATAAAATGAAAGATAAAGACCTTGTATTAGATATAAAATTAAATGTATATAATATTTATCATCAAATTAATTATAAAATTTTAAATCAAAAGTATTTGGAAAAATTTGATAATTAAATATAATTAAAAACAATATAATAATATATTAATATAAAATGAATAAAAATATTTGCGAAAATTGTGATAATTTTATGTGGACTTATGCCGATCCAGAAACACATCAAATTTATAATGGATGTAAAGTTTGTGGTTTTAAAGAAGAACAAAAAGATAAAAAATTTATTTATAAATCAGAGTATGATTTAGATTTAAGTAAAGTATTAAATACAAATCAACATTTGGTTAGTGATATTACATTACCAACAATTTATGATAATCCAAATATTAAATGTATTAATCCAGAATGTAAATCTATTGTAGAAGGCTTACCGTGTGATATAGCATATATTAAATATAATAAAGATGAAATGTTATATATGTATTCTTGTAATTATTGTGGTCAAAAATGGCGAAATAATTAATTATTAATAATTTGAAATTAATTAAAACTATATTATATAATATATATATTAAATAATATGAGCGATGAAGAAACAATTATATATGAAGATGTTGAATTTAATAGTGATGTTTTAATTGGTGATGAAGATAGTAATTATTTTTATGAAAAATATGATGTAAAGAATAATAATTCATCTAAGATATTATCAAAATATGAAAAAACTAAAGTAATATTTGAAAGAATGCAATTAATTAATGGTGGAGCAGATGTATTTATTGAAAATCCGGAAAAATATGATTCAATTTATGATATGGTAATTGAAGAACTAAAATTAAAAAAAATACCATTTATAATTAAAAGAAATGTTGGAAATAGTTTTGAATATTGGAAATTGGAAGATTTATTCATAATATAAGAATATATTCCTGTAAATAAAATATAAGTTATATTATAAAAAAATGTTTTCTAAAATGAATAAAAGGCAAAAATTAATTGGGGGTGCTGTAGTTGTTGGTATGTTATTTTTTGTTTTATTGATGTATAACAATAGAGAGGGATTTGAAGCATCTAATGAAAATATCGGTATGAACACTCAACCAGCAAATGTTAATAGAGTAAATAACAATAACAATAACAATAACAATAATGTTCCTTCTGGAATGCATAGAATGCCAGATGGTAGTTTAATGGATGGAGATACACATCCATCAAATAACAATGTTAACAACAATGTTAATAGAGTAAATAACAATGTGAAAAACAATGTTAATAGAGTAAATAATAATGTGAACAACAATGTTAATAGAGTAAATAATAACAATAGAAACAATTCTACTAATTCCCGAAATGTAAATATTGGTGGAGATTTAGCACCAGTATCTAATGGTAATAATAATTTAACCGGGTCTCCGGGTAATGTTGTTGGTGTTTCTTCATCTGTTGGTTCTCCATTAGATATAGCAGTATCAACTGACCCAAATCAAATGCAAGTAAATTCTCTAAATACTTCATTAGCTGAACTTCAATCTACATCTAATAATGCTGTTCAAATGGCACCAGTAAATACTAATAATAATAATATTTATGCTTTAGAAAATAATCTAAATGTAAATGTTATCGCAAATAATTTAGATAATATCAATAGCATGAATTCCGCCAACATTGGTGTTCCAACTAATAATAATGGAGCATCTGCTACAGGTATTATTGATCAAGCAGCACCTGTTAATGGAAATAATAATAGAAATAATGGAGGAAATAATGGAAATAATAATAGAAATAATGGAGGAAATAATGTAGTAAATAATGGAGGAAATAATGGAGGAAATAATGTAGTAAATAATGGAGGAAATAATACTAGAAATAATACCAGAAATAATGGAGGAAATAATAATAGAATTAATACCAGAAATAATGGAGGAAATAATAATAGAATTAATACCAGAAATAATGGAAATAATAATGGGAAAAATTATCGGGTAACACTTGTTCATGCTAAATGGTGTGGATATTGTAAGAAAGCTAAACCTGAATGGGATAAATTAGTATCAAATAACAATTTTAATAATGTTGAACTAAGGGATATTGAAGATACTAATAAAGAAGAAATGGCTAAATATAAAGGTAAAGTAAAAGGATTTCCGACATTTGTAGTTGAGGATATAAGTGATCCGAGTAATCCAGTATATATATCACAATTTAATGCTATAGAAAAAAGTAAAATGGAACAAGAAATTAATAATGCTACTAACTAGATTACATATTTTTAACTACACTATATCTATCTTTATTTCTTCGGCCACCTGCCGCTGCTGCTAATGTTTCTTGTGTTGAATCTTTAGAATTTTCTCTGTAGTTTTTATCAGAAAATTCCCATGTTGCTGGTGCTCCGATTTTAAAATCTGGATGCGAATCTGCTTTATACCAAAACACTTGATCTACTAATTGATTACTTTTGGCATTATTATTAATAACTAAACATTCATAATTTTCAGTACATTGATCCATAACTTGACAGAACATCTCAAATGTTGGAAACATACCAGCATAATGTTCATATAATCTCTTTCTATTGGAAACATAATTTTCTCTTAAAATAAATATATAATCAATATTTGTTCTTAAATTTGGCGGAATACCTAAAGCAAATTGCATAGTTATAATAAATAATATTTTATAATGACGACCATTCATAAATAATGACCTAACATCTTTATGTTTAACCCAACTATTATCATATAAACAATCATCTAATATTAAAAATGCTCTCGGATCTA